CTGATGCACTGTGCGTGGCTATGGCCAGTCTGATCTACAACAGCCTGACGGAAGACATTGCCAATGGCAACGTCAATCTTGGAAGCGATACGTTCAAGATGTTACTCGCCAGCAATATCGATTTGGCATACTAGAGGCAGCAATATGAACCAATCGTGGCCGTTACCGTCAGCCTGTATAATCATACCACTGCGCGATTTGCGTCTGGCGCAAATGCAAGCACTGATACATATAAGGTAAAGTTGCTGACTGCAGCTACCTTTGATGCTACCCATACGACACTTGCTGCTACTGGTGGAACCGAAGTCGCCAGTGGTACTGGCTACACTACTGGTGGCCAAGACCTGACCAATGTTACCGTCAGCACAGTCACCACAAATGATGCCAAGTTTGATGCAGATGACGTGACATGGAGCGCCTCTGGCGGATCCATTGCTGCGTCTTACGCGATTCTGTTTAACGATACAGATACCGACGACCCGCCGCTGCTCTTTATTGATTTCGGCACCGAAGAAAGCGCTGGCGATGGCACCGACTTCAAGATTGTGTGGAACGCAGACGGCATCGTTAGCTTCACGACGACCTGATAATGGCGCAAACAACTGTCATTAGCACAAAGGAACTGAAAAGGCAGGCAGAGCTTGTTTTTGAGGGCAAGACCCTCAAGGTAATGTTGTGCAGTGTTGGCGCCACCGGCTACACGGCAGAGTCCACGATAACCAACTGGCAAAGCGTCGAAGCCAGCGGCAACGGTTACACCAGATACAGTGCCACCATCGGAACTGGTTCATACAACGCCACCACCGGCCGGTATGAGCTGCCAGTCATTGATGCAGCCTTCACGGCCGATGGCGGAACGATCGGCTACGATCGGGTAGTGATATACATCGATGGTGAAACCTACATCCACAGCCTGGTAGTAGAATCCCCTAATATCATTCTTGTCGACGGCCAGACCCAGACGTACGCCATAACGCTCAGTCAGGATGACTGATGACCACTCAGATCAATATCATAGTTGGCTCATTGGTATTGCTAGAGCAAAGCCGTCAGCAGATAGAAGCAAACCGGCTTCGCCAGTCAGAGGAAGAGGTACGGCGGCGCATACTAAAGAATGCTGATGCGGCAATCAAGGCAGCGCGTGAACTGCAGGGACTAGGGCCAGACGGCAGGTCTCAATATGTCCCGTGGGAGCTTCCGCAGTTTCGGCGTGATCGCCCTGCAGCATTTCGGCTCAGGGAAGACACACCATCTGCCGATGTAGGGGTGCTGTTTGCTGGCGTCAGTTGGGACGATAATGTCCTCACGCTCACGATTCGCATCTCGCCCACCGGCGTGGCCCCAGACGCAGCGCTTGGCGCCCTGTTCGTCAGCATTGCCAGCACTTCAGTGGTGGCCATCTTGCCTAACGGGACGCCTGCGTCATCGCAGCCCGCGAGCCTGCCGAGCGTGGTCTTCAGCGGCAAGGTAGCGGATCCAGTTGTAGGCACACCAGCGCCGGATCAGGTGTTCCAGGCGCAGTTCCAGATTTCATATCCTGCGACTGCCTTCCCGCCAGAAGCCGAGGATCCAGCTCAGCAGTTGACGTACAGAGCCACTGTTGAGTTCACCGGATTCCTTGGCGGTTTCAACGAGCTGGCGTTCCTCAATACTGCCACCGTTGACTTTGTGATGATGGAATCGGCGGGGTATAATGAGCTGGTGATTTACTATGAGACAACGTCAGCATTGGTCACCAACGAGGAGGCCAGCGTTCTCAAAATTGTCAGACCCGAAACCAGCTCACTGGTCTACAAGGGAGACGATTACGCGACTACTTCTTACCTGGGAGAAAATGCGATAACGCTAAGCACGCAAGATGACGGATTCACCTACTGGCGCATCTTGCTTAACGATTTGTCGCCTGGCGCAGAGGACTTTACGATTGAGACATACCTAAGGGCAAACAGTGATTCGATTGAGTCAGGGGAAACATCCTTTGCAGAGCTGTCAATCGCTTGGAATCCAGGGGTGGTTTATGGGCCGGCGGACACAACCTATGGCAATGGTGAATACGCATTTAGCAGCGACGGAGACAACGCATACTGGCTTGGCACAGTGTTAGGTGTTTTTGACGGCAGTGGCTATCTTGCGTCTTACCAGATCACTCGCGCTGATTCAAACGCCTTTTACGAAGAACAGGATTTATCAAGTGGACTGGTTGGCTTTAAGCATGTCTGCATACAACGGATTGGAAGTAATGCCTACTGGCATATCAACGGCAGTCTTGCTGCCAGCGCTTCCCTCAGCGGCGACATGCTTAACAGCACGTCAGATACAGCCATCTTTATCGATGTCGGCTCTAGCTTGGTTGCTGGTGCCGCCATAGGACAAGTCAGGTACACCAAGGGGCAAGGGCGCTATGGCACTAGTTCCTTCACCCCGCCCACTGAGGCGTTCTACAGAACCTGAACCTATTACGAAAGCTCCACCATCTGGGTGGTGCTGCAAGATGGAGTCAATACAAATGGCGTTACTGACGAAATCCAAATTGGCCCAGTCTCCGGCAATCCTGGATTCTACGTTTGCGCAGACGAAATCAAGCTGTTCAACAACACTGTTGTGTATACCAGGCCCGACTACATGACAGGCGGCTGGATCATCAGCACTACTGACCCTAGTCCATGAACCCCATCACCGCTCTACTCCAGGCTGCCAAGGCGCAGGATTAGACCAATTGTTCCCTAATGGCTATTACGGAAATCTATTATACTTGAATTAACATATAGATGTCGGAACCATCAATCCTGCTTCGTCAGTCTAAACTGCAGACCGAAGCAAATAGATTTCTTTTCTTGAGACGAATCGCTGCGGACTCGATAGTTAGGCGCGTCCTGAACGCCAACTCATCAAGCAAAAATAGTTCTCAGAAGTAATTATTGGCATCCTATTGCGCAAACCTGGGGCGTGACGCCCTGTAACTACGATGCCTGACAACCAGGAACTGATTGCTGAGACGGCAGTCGAGTCTTCCGCTGAGCAAGACAACAATCAAGAGCAACCCATTCCCAATCCCGACCTTATTCCTAAGGCCGAGGTCGACAACTTGCTGAAGGCCCTGAAGGCTGAACGCGAGTCGCGCAAGACATATGAAAAGGAACTGCGCGAGAAGAGTGCGCAACTGGAGAAGTTTGCGCAGATCAATCCGGAAGAATACCGGCGCTTGCAGGAAGAAGCGGCCATCGCAGAACGCGAACGGCTTGCTGCCGAAGAGCGCACGTCGCTTCTTGAAGAGAAGTATGGTGCACAGGCTGCGGAGGCAAACAAGAAGGCTGAGGCCTACCAACAGGAACTGAAGGAGTTCCGCAAGCGCTACGCACTGGAGAAGGTGTTCTTCGCTGCTGGTGGACGCACTGATGCCGATGGTGGCGTCAGCTTCTTCGACCTGCTTGCTGATCGCCTGGGCAACCACTTCCGCCTGGAGCCTAATGGTAACATTACGGTGATCGACAGCAATGGTGACGCGGTGCTGGCGGCAGATACCGGCAAGCGCATCTCGCCGGAGGACTACCTGAGCACCTTCAAGGAACATCCTATCTACGGGACGTTTTTTAAGGGAGCCCGTGGTTCTGGCGCTGGCATCGGCTTTGGCGGCACCGACGCACGTGGCCTTACTGCAGAAGACCTTACATCACTGAGCACCGAAGAAATGTTCGAGCGAGCATTTGGTTGACAAGGTAGAGTGAATACTCTATACCGGCGGGAGGAATCCCGCCTTTTTATTGGGTACACTCCCTAGAAAAGCGATAAAATCTGAATTAAATTGGTAACCTAGGACTAGGAGATACCCTGTAGACCTAGTCGAGATGACAGGTAGAAGGGTGTCGAGCTATTAAGCACGTGATGTGCCAATAGTAAATCACCCGTCTTTCTTGTCCACTACTTAGGTTATTACCATGGGACTTACGCTGGCTGAGGCCAAAAAACATTCCCGCAATCCGCAGGAAGTTGCCATTATCACGGAACTTTCTGCCGGTCCTCTGCTCTCTACTCTTCCCTTCCGAGAAGTTCAGGGCTCGGGGTTGTTTTTTAAACGGGAAGAATCGCTTGGCGACGTTGGATTCCGCTCCTTCAACGACAGCTACGACGAGAGCTACGCTGAAGTTCGCCAGTACAGCGAGGCGCTGAAGCTGTTCGGTGGCGACATCCGCGTTGACCGCGCCATTGTCGAGCTTGAGGGCCCCCAGGCCCGTGCCTTCCAGATCCAGGCCAAGGTTCGCGCCATGCGCCTGTGCTTTGAAGGTCTGTTCTTCAATGGCGACAGCAACAGCGCTGCCGCTGAGTTCGACGGCCTTGCCCTGCGCCTGCCTGCCGCTGAGGCTGGCACCAACTCGCAGGTTATCGCCAATGATTCGAGTGCCGCTGCGCTGGATCTGAACAAGCTCG